AGTTTCTTCCATAACCATTTGATACCAGTATAGTATGTTATTCTTTCAATAAGGTTTCCTAGTTTCATTCTTTTAGTTTTTCTTTTAATCTGTCTTTTACCTTTCTGTATGTATTATACAATGAATGGTATGTAATATTAGTTTTCTTTGATAGTTCTGTAATACTATATTCATCTTGTATTAGATTGTAAACTTTTCTATCGTACCAATGTAATTTACTCAGCTCTTGTTCAACAGAATCATTTGCATCATTAAAATCAATATACTCTCCAGATTCTAAATCAAGCACCAAGTCTAATGATATCTTGTTTTGTTTCTTCTGCTTATTCTTCATTTGTAAAAAGGTAGAACGTAAAGTTAAGTAAATGTAGTAATAGTTTACTTCATCTCCGTAAGCTATATTTAAACCCTTTTTAAGCATCTTGCCAATAACAAGGTACATATGAGAAACAATATCTTCTGCTTCTTCTCTGTTGCATCCAAACTTTAATGTGGTGTTTATCCACTTATTATGAGATTCAAATATCTTCTCTAACATAGTTAATGTGTTTGCAACAAAGTAATAAAAATAAATGGTATTTTGTAATGTGTTAGTCTAATTTTATTAACACTTTTAAAAAGGGTATAGCTACCCTCAGTACATAGAAATATATTTTTATTTGATTATCTCTCAATGTTTAGGTATGAATACATACTTAAGATTTAATAGGTACTAAATAAACATATAATTATATAATAAAAAAAATATGACATTTTACAAAATTTAGACAATTATTTTTAAATTAATTACCAGTGCATACCTTCCATTGATGTACCACATTCTATTACCTCACATTTGTCTTTGCTTTTCCAATCCCAAGACTTTACTCTTAGATTTACCATCTCATAAATCTCATCTCTTTTATTGTCTGGTATGGTATCTATTAACAATGCTAAGGCATCTTTTTCTTTGTTTAGTATAATTTGTTTAATAGCCTTTGTTTTGTTCTTTAAACGTTCTAATCTAGCTCTTTCTTTTCTTATTGTTTCTTCTTTCTTGTCATCAAAGTAAATATCATAAACAACTCTAAACCTTGTAAAGCTATCGTAGTACACATCTATCTTTTTTAATGCGTGAAATATACTTGACCTATTTCTTGAAACACCTTTATCAGCAAACCAGTCTGATATCATTCTATCATTCATTCCGTTTAGTTCATTCAATACTTTGTAAAGTAATGCTCTAAAAGATGCTTTATCATTTGAACGTGAGCTATCAAATATATTTAATTTGGTTATCTCACAAAAATCATTTACTAATTCTTCTGCTGCTTGTCTGTTGTAATTATATCTGCTCATCTATTTGTTCTGCTCCACTATTGATTAATACTTCATCTGTTACTTGTGTTATTCTTTCTTTGTCTGCTTCGTAAGCTAAACATACTTCTTGTATCTTACAAAAGTCATTAAAGTCAAACTTGTTTAATACCCAATCAAGAAATATTAATTTGTTGGCAGTTAGCTTGTCTCCCAGCTCTTTCTCATCAACTTCTTCTATCTTGTTATAGTAGTTTATCTCTATCTCTTTTAAATCGCTTATAGTACGTCTAATGTTGTTTCTTACTCGTTGTCTAAACAAACCTATCTTCTCTGCATCTTCTAGTAAGTGTAGGTTAATAAATGAGCTTAGTATTGCTCCACTAATCTTCTCTAGTTTCTTTTCTGTTAATTCCATATTTGATAATTATAATTATGTGCGTTGTAATATACTTTTGTTTCTTCTATCTTATTTAAAAGGTGGTGTTCAAGATAGTTGTAAATGTAGTTTATATCATCATCTGATGCATTATACTTTTCTTCTCCTTGCCAAAAGTTAGTTTTAAGCACACCTTCTTTTAAACTTACTTCTATTAAATAATCTTCATTATCTAATTGCAGCTCTACTTCATTTGGTAAAGCATTTATACATTGGTCTGTATTCTTGTATTCTGGTTCTATTGTTTTTACAATCTTAATTAAGTCCATCCCTTATTCCTTTTAAAGTTCTTATTTCTGCATTGTTTACCTCTATCTTTATTTGCACCTCCAGTATATCTAATTGTCTTACTATCCACCAATCATCTTTACCTTTTGCATAAGCTCTAATAATTTCTATTGTTTCTTCCATTTGTTTTTGTTTTAACTGTTAAATAATATTAATACCATTGATATAAACCATAATGTCATATAAGCTACAATCATAACCATTGCAAGTCCAAATAATAACTCCCCGAATCTTGTAAGTATCTTCTTCATAATTATACGTTAAAGATTAAACCTATTAATAATCTACCTACAAAATAGCTTGGTGCTAAAATCAATACTAATGTTTGTAATTTTTTCATCTTGTTTTTGTTTAAATATGCTGCAATATAAAATAAATTATTTAATTAACAACTATGTTAACAGATTTTAACATTTTAAATAAAAAAAAGAGATACTAATTTGTATCCCTTATTCTTTCTATTTCTCGTTCTAAATAGTCTTTTGCCTTTAATAAGTCTTGTAACTCATCCTTTTTCTTTCCAGCTCTGCAAATATACTTTAGTATGTTACCTCTGCTAAAATTAAGGTTAAAATCATTTACAACGTCTATTACGTCATAACCTTTACCATTGTCATAGTGTACTTGTGTGCTTCTCATTTTTCGTATATTAAAGTTAAAATTATTTGAAAGATACCAATGTATAATACTATATCTTCTTCATACATTTCTTCATCATCAAAAGGGTAATGTCTAACCCCAAACAGAAAGCCTTTAAAAAACCCAGCTTTAATCTCGTACCTTATTAAATTCATAGTTGTATATTTTAGTGTATAAATCCCAAATAGCTTGGAATGATTGTTGTTTATTAAATTCTTTTCCTTTCATATAGTAATTGCCTTTTATTCTATTACAATAAACTTTAAACATATTACCAGATACAACTGGATAAATAATAAATCCTTTTTTAAAACAATACCGCTGATGCTTATGATTACAATTTTTTAAGTGTATCTTCTTTTTAATCTTTGGCATTTATATCTTCATATATGTAAATTAGTTCTAATGCTTTTTCTACTCCTTTTGCTTCACAAAACCTTTTCTGTTCAAATAGTTGCATCCAGTATTCCATAATATCTTTTTTATCTCTACTGCTAAAGTAACTATCAATACAACTTTTGTAAGCTATCTTCTCTTGATTTTTACAAAGTTCCTCTTGTAACATAATCTTCTATATTTTCTGTTTGTAGGTAATCATAATATCTTTCTGTGGCAATGTCTAGTTTTCTTTTACCACTATCAATAAATTTATCAGAACATTTAAAGATACCAACATCAAGTGTACTTTTATCAACTACAACAAATTCAAAGTCAAATGCTCCAAACAACTCTAAATACAATGCAGCTTGTAAGTCATAAGAAAAGTGATGTGCAGACCTTTCAAATGATTTTATATCAGCAGTTGTTTTTAAATCTATTACAACACCATCTTTAAGTATATCTGCTTTACCTCTAAATGCTAAATCATTATAGGTATCAATTGCTGGTATTTCAAATCTTGCACCCTCTAGTATGTTTTTTACATCAGTTACACTTCTTACCCTTTCTGATATCTTTTTAGCTTTATAATATTCTGAGTTTGTAAATACGTTGTGCGATCCAAGCTCTTGTACTGCTAGTTTATATTGCTTTGATGCTTTTGTACCTTCTGTAAAAGTTAAGTATTCTACCTTCTCTGGTTCAAGCACCATAAGATGTATCAATTGCCCATCTCTTAATGCTTGGACATTTGTTTGCTTTTCTGTTAGTGAACGATAATAAGCATAAGGAGAATCTAAAAGTTTCTTTGATGCTGAACTTGATAATGCATTTTTACCAAGATAACCATAGTAAAATTCATCATTCATCATTTTTTTTAAGATATCTTCTTTTTTAAATATCTCATCATTAAGTAGTTTTATTTCTTCCATTAGTTATTTTTTACAAATGTTCCATTAATCATTTTACCTTGTCTTGATTTAATTATATCATAAGCTGACTTAATACAATTTTCTATGTTATGTCCCCTTAACTTTGCTAAGTTAGTTAATACAACGACCATATCTCCAATAGCATCTATAACTTCAGGTTCATCATTTTTTAATATAGCTTGAGCTAACTCGCCTGCCTCTTCCATAAGCTTTACGTATTGAGTTCTAGCATCCCCTGATTTATATATACCTTTATCTTCTGCCCATTGTCTAATTAAATCAAATATATTTAAATTTTCTAATTCTTTATTTTCAATTAAAAAATCGTACGCATTTATTAATGATTGATTATATATAAACATTTCATTATTAAATTGTGATTTTTTTAAATTTTTTAAAATCCAATCAGATAATTCTTCACATATAATTATATCTCTTCCGTTTAAATCATTTATAACACCAAGATTTAATAAAAACTCTTTATCAATATTATTTTTTTCTACTTTAAATGTTACTGTGTGGTTTGTTTTTTTAATCATTTTTTTTGTTTTTGTTTTATTATTAGTTAAATTTTCATAAGTATTTAAATCAACTTTATATCCAAGCTGTTCTTGAAAATATCTTTCTGCATTAGATGCTTTTTTAATATCTTTACTTTTAAATAAAATAGTATAATCTTTATAGCCTTGCTCTTGTTCTACTCTTTTTTTTAAATTTTTTGTGCAACCTATTTTTATTCCTTTAATATAATATACATAATACATAATTTATTCTTAATTTTTATACAGCTACTGGAGCAGTTATTAATTTATCAAATTTATAATTTATAATTGTTAATTTTTTATTATTGTATTTATAAGAAGGTAATTTATATACTTTAGTTTTTAAATAATTCAAAATTGATTCAGTTTGATTGTTATATATATGAGCATCTACAATTTGTAAATCAATTCTATTTGCTTTTAATTTAGTTTTTTCACTTATATATAAAAGTAATTTTGAAAACAACGCAATATCATAAGGTATTCCTAAAAATAAATCTCCTGACCGTTGTAATACAAACATATTTAAATTATCATTAGTATCTACAAAAAATTGAAAATATAAATAACAAGGAGGCAATGCCATCTCTTCTAATTCGCTTGGATTCCATAAGGATATAATATGTCTTCTACTGTCTTTATTATTGTTTAAAGAGCTTATAACAGCTTCTAATTGATTAATTGATTGACTATTAAAATTTAACATTTGATAACCATAAACTTTTCCTAACTCTCCTTCTTCATCTGCCCAAGCATCCCATATTTTTACATTATTATCTTTAAATCTTTTAATGTTTGTTTCGCCATTAATAAACCAATCAAACTCTGTATTAAATACTTTTTGATATATTTTACGACCAGTAATCATTGGAAAACCATCATTTAAGTTCCAAGAAAGCGATTGATTAAATAAAGATTTACTCCCTACTTTAGTTCGGTCGTTTCTTTTTGTTCCATTTTTAAAAGCATTTAATAATATACTTTTATATTTTTTTTCAAAATTATTCATCACAATTGCATTTTTTTTCTTTAAGTTCAAATCTAGCTCTTTCAATATAATTGACTGCATCCATTAATTCTTCTTGCAAATGATTTAGCCAACTATCAAAATTAGCAGGGTCGTCTTTTAATGTTGTACCATACTTTTTAAAACCTACTTCAGAACGCCCAATAATTTTATTAATTACTTTTTTAATAATAGGGTCTTTTATTTTTTTTATCATTATTTAAATATTTTTTTTACAATATAATAAATTTTATTTACAAATCATAATCATTATCAACAAATTCCGGTAAACCATTTTCATTTATTGTAAAACTAAAAGTTTCAAAACCTCTATTTCTACTTCTTTTGCATTCAACAGTTACCCATCCTTGATTAACTCCGTTTTTTTCTAACTTAATTTGTGTTTCCGCTTTTTTCTCAAGAAAGCTTCCAAGATGGCCAGTTGGCTTGTCTGAGCCATAATTACTGTGTATAATTGTAACTATATGGCATTGCAGTTCATCAGTCCAACTCATTAACTTTTGTATAGCTTCATTACATTGTTCTAAATTATTAACGTCTCCAACTAAATCGGCAATTCCGTCTAGAACGACTAAACCAATATCTTTACCTTCCAACTTGTCATTTAAGATGTAATCAATAAAATCAACTCTATCTTTATAACTCATTGTTCTTAAAGCATAAGTATAATAATTATCATCATCTGGCATATCATTCATTATGACGGGACGACGAAATAGTTTTTGACAATGGAATTTTCCTTGCTCTGTATCAAAATGAATTATCTTTCTTCCTTTTCTATGTCCTTTTAATAAGCCACTATATTTATTTGAATCACTTTGATATGCTGATACAAGTAAACTTGAAAAAAAAGACTTCATTGATTTTGGTGGTGCTTGTATAAAACTGAAATTACCATAAGTTCCAATTGGTATATGATATTCTACAACATCTCCATTATGATTTATATCATTGTAAGTTCCACAACTTATTGCAACTGGTGGATACTTAACATCTTTACTAATATCAACATAGGCATCATCCTCCATAAGTTGCATAAACATTCTTTTTGTTTCATCATCTTGCATTTTTATTTTTTGCGTCATCTATGTATTTCTGTATTTTTGTTTTATAATATTTACCAAGTACATTATCATTTAAGAATTTATCATTTTCTAAAACGTTTTCTGTAAATTGTAGCTTAGTTTCATAATAGTTCATCATTGTCTTGTTGTAGCAAATGTATATAATTTCTCTGTAACAATCTTCTATATTCCATTTTTTACTTTCTGCATTACTCCCAGTGTACTTCATCCAGTTGCTTTCAATGTAATCAACCCTCTTTCTTTTATATCCCTTTAGAGGTGGTCTAGTACGTTTATTAAGCAGTATCTTTTTACCAATATAAACTTTTTCAGTTCGTCTGTTAAGTATTCTGTAAACAAACCCAACTGCATCTGCTGGTAAATCTTCTCTTAATTTTATTCTTTGTCCTTTATAGTTCCACATATAAAAAGTTTTAACTAAGTGTATAACACATTAAAACGTGCCATACACAACTGTTAGGCAACATTTAGAATAATGCTACTTTAACAATTTCGTGCTTAATGTTTTTAGATTTAAGTTTTCGCTCTTTTATATTTCTTTTTTCTTCACTATTACAGCTATATTCTAATTCTTTTTTGTCATTATAAAAACAATAAAAGTCATATCTTATTTGTGAGTTTGTTTTATTTTCCATCTTAAACGTTGCCTAACAATGGCTATAAATAAAAGCCTAATTAGGTCTTGTTAGTTAATAATTAATTTTCGTTTTGTCGGCTTCAATTTATAGCCTTAACCGTTAAAAAAAAGGGAGGTTTTTACACCTCCCAATATAATTAAAATGGCAAATCATCTGCTGCAACTGGTGTTGCTTTTTCTGCCTTTGCTTCTGACTTTTGAACAAAAGATTGTAAGTCATCTGATGCATAATAGATTTTACCATTAGCAACATACTTTTTCTTTTCTCCATTCTCTCTCTGTTCTTTTGTTTGAGGAATTGTAAAAGAAACATTCTGTCCGTAGTTACCTTCTTCAAAAATAGAAAAGTTTAACTTCAGCTTCTTTAACTCTT